TACACTTCTTTTCAAAGATGGCAACTGGAAACCATCAAGGAGAAGCAATGACTTGCGCCATCACCGAAAAGAAGTGTACACTAACACCAACGAGGCAACAAGTGCGACGCCAGCACAAAACCCTACGCAATGCTAGAACATCTGATTAACGGCGAGTTTGAACCCAGCGTGGTCGACATGACTGCGGCTACGCCGTTGCCTTTTGCTGACGCAGCGCCAGCAGATATCATTGACGCACAAGTCCAAACGGCAAACTGGCTCAAAGAGCTAGAGCTAGACGACGATGAGGCAGAGTCCAAGGCAGACGCACAGGCGGCAAGAAACTCTTTCGCCTCACTGGTCACAGGCCAGCCACCCCAGAATACACAGCAAGCACTTGCTAACATTAAGGCTCCTGCTGCAGTGCAGCATTTAGTTGGGATGCTGACAGCCTACGATTGGGCGTTTGTCGAGCAGGCCAAGGAGCTCAGGGGCTACGCAGTCGCTCAGATCCTAGAAGAAGTCAAACACCCAGACGCACGCATCAGGCTTAAAGCCTTGGACATGCTCGGTAAGGTCACCGAGGTGGCGCTGTTTACTGAACGGGTTGAGGTCAAAAAGACCCAGATGACAGACGTTGAGCTTGAGACGCGCATTAAAGAAAAGCTCAACCGTTTCATGGGTGTGATCGATGTTGTCGATGTGTCAGAAGACCAACAAGATGAAGCCTGAGAACTTCACCACCCTGAGCAAGATTGAGCTGGAGGCTATGGCCAAGGCTTTGCCGCACATGAGCGTCAAAGAAAAGATGGAGTTGTTTGAAGACTTAGAGCTTCGGGAGTCCCGCGCTAGACTACAGGCGGCTAAAACAAACATGCTGGGATTTGCCCAAGCGGTATATCCGGGCTTTAAGATTGGCCCCCATCACAAGAAACTTGCAAAAATCTTTACCGACGTGGTCGAGGGCAGGAAAAAGCGCGTGATTATCAACATCGCGCCACGTATGGGTAAGTCTGAGTTCTCGTCTTACCTGTTTCCTGCGTACTTCCTAGGTAAATACCCTGAGAAAAAGATCATTATGGGCACGCACACTGCGGGTCTGTCTGAAGACTTCGGGCGGCGCATACGTAACTTGATTGATTCTGATGAATACCGTGAAGTTTTCCCCCAAACAATGGTGGCAGATGACCAGAAGGCTGCCGGTAAGTGGTCTACAAGCGCTGGCGGTCAGTACTATGCTGCTGGTGTCGGGGGCGCTCTTGCTGGTCGTGGTGCTGATCTGTTCGTTATTGACGATCCTCACTCGGAACAGGACGTAAAGTCTAACTCTAGACTCGCGTTTGATACAGCTTGGTCTTGGTTCCAGACGGGCCCACTGCAGCGTTTGATGCCGGGCGGTGGGATTATCATTGTGATGACCCGTTGGTCGCTCCTAGACCTGACTGGGCGCCTGATTGACTACCAAACCAAGAACCCAGAGGCGGTTCCATGGGAGATTGTGGAGTTGCCGGCCATTCTGAACGAAGACGAAGAAGACGAGAAGTCACTTTGGCCTGAACAATGGTCGCTTGAGGCGCTTAAGTCTACGAAAGCCAGCATTGACCCGCGTTATTGGAACGCGCAGTACATGCAGCAGCCCACATCTGAGAACTCGGCCATCGTCAGCCGCAAGATGTGGCGTATTTGGGAGCCAGATGACCCACCAAGGTGCGAATACATCATTCAGTCGTGGGATACGGCGTTTGAAACGAAAAACACATCCGACTATTCAGCTTGCACAACGTGGGGCATCTTCTACAACGAGGAAGAAAATGACTCCCCCCAGCTTATCTTACTGGATGCGTTTAAAGATCGCATGGCTTTCCCTGAGCTTAAGGTGGTGGCGCTTAAGCAGTACAAAGAATGGGAGCCTGATGCGTTCATTGTGGAGAAGAAAGCATCCGGGGGGCCGTTGATTCAGGAACTCAGGGCGTTGGGCATACCTGTGCAGGAGTTCAGCCCATCGAGGGGCAACGACAAGATGGTGCGAGTGAACGCTGTTGCGGATTTATTCAGCAGTGGTAAAGTCTGGGCACCTGACACACGCTGGGCACGAGAAGTAATTGAAGAGTTGGCCGCGTTCCCAGTTGGGGAGCACGACGACTACGTGGACACGACAACACAGGCGCTGCTACGCTTTAGGCAAGGCGGCTTTATCAGTTTAGACACGGATGAGAAAGATGACCTTGCGATCTTTCACCGCCGGAAACACGAATACTACTAGGAACACACATGGCAACGAACATCGACAAAGCGCTGTACCAACAACCAATGGGCATTGACGCGCTGGGCGAGCAAGAGTCCCCCCTTGAGATCGAGATCGTTGATCCCGAAGAAGTCACCATTGGCATGGACGGGGTGGAGATCACCATCACGCCCGGAGAGGGCGACGATGAAGAAGGCTTCAGTGATAACTTGGCCGAGTACATAAAAAGCGGCGCTTTGCAGTCGCTGGCTGGGGACTTGGTGTCTGACATTGACAACGACAAGAATGGCCGCAAGGATTGGGAGAAGACATACGTTGATGGTCTGAAGCTCTTGGGCTTACAGATAGAAGAACGCACTGAACCATGGAACGGCGCATGCGGTGTGTTCCACCCCATGATTACAGAAGCGGTTGTGCGCTTCCAAGCAGAGACAATTACTGAAACGTTCCCAGCCCAAGGGCCTGTGCGTAGCAAACTAATTGGCAAAGAAACGCCAGAGATGAAAGAAGTTGCGTCTAACGTTGAAGACGACATGAACTACGAGTTGACGGAAGTCATGACGGAGTACCGCGCTGAACACGAGCGCATGCTCTGGTCACTGCCAGCTACAGGCTCAGCGTTTAAGAAGGTGTACTACGATCCCAACTTGGGACGTCAGGTCTCTATGTTTATTCCTGCGGAAGACATGTATCTGCCGTACGGCACAACGGATTTGGATACTTGCTACCGCATCACGCACGTCATGCGCAAGACCAAGAATGAGATCCTCAAGCTACAGCAAGCTGGCTTCTACCTTGACATTGAGTTGCCCGACTCACCCAAAGAGTTGACAGACATTCAGAAAGCCAAGGACAAAGAGACAGGCTTTAGTGACTTGAACGACGATCGCTACACCTTGTATGAGTGCCACGTTGACTTGAACCTTGAGGGTTATGAAGATGAAGACGACGAGGGTGAAGAGACAGGCATCATGCTGCCGTACGTTGTCACGTTGATTAAAGGCTCTAACGACATCCTGTCAATCCGCCGCAACTGGAAGGAAGAAGATGACCTCAGACTCAAGCGCCAGCACTTCGTTCACTACCAATATATTCCGGGTTTTGGAGCTTACGGCTTCGGGCTTTTCCACCTTATCGGAGGCTTTGCTAAATCCGCTACGTCCCTCATGCGCCAGCTTGTTGATGCAGGAACGCTTGCCAACTTGCCCGGTGGACTCAAGACACGCGGCCTGCGCATCAAAGGCGACGATACACCAATCGCACCCGGAGAGTTCCGTGATGTAGACGTTGGCTCGGGCACAATCCGCGACAACATCTTGCCGCTCCCATACAAGGAGCCAAGCGCTACGCTGTTTAACTTGATGCAGACCATCGTTGATGAAGGCCGCCGGTTCGCCGCGACTGCTGACATGAAGGTGTCCGACATGTCTGCGCAGGCTCCTGTGGGAACCACGCTGGCACTGCTTGAGCGTCAGCTAAAGGTGATGACTGCGGTGCAGGCTCGTGTGCACTTTGCCCTGAAGCAAGAGTTCAAACTCTTGAAGAACATCATCCGCGACTACACAGACGCTGATTACACATACACACCCGAGTACGGCACCCGCAAAGCTAAGAAAGCCGACTATGACTTGGTGGACGTTATCCCCGTGTCAGACCCCAACGCTGCGACCATGTCTCAGCGCGTTATCCAGTACCAAGCGGTCATTCAGATGGCGCAGATGGCTCCGGACATCTACAACTTGCCAGAACTCCATCGCGGCATGCTAAACGTCTTGGGTATCAAGAACGCTGAAAAACTTGTGCCAATTGAGGACGATCAGAAGCCAATTGACCCAGTGCAAGAGAATCAGAATGCACTCAAGGGTAAGCCGCTCAAAGCATTCTTGCATCAAGATCACGCCTCGCATATTCAAGTGCACATGATGCTGATGCAAGACCCGATGATGCAGCAGTTTATTGGACAGAACCCACAGGCTCCCAAGATCATGGGCGCAATTACTGCGCACATTGCAGAGCACGTTGGTTATCAGATGCGCCAGCAGATCGAGCAACAGTTGGGCATGCCTTTGCCTCCCGAAGACGAGAAGTTGCCACCGCAGGTTGAGATCGCATTGTCCGGCATGATGGCTCAAGCGGCTAACCAAGTGATGATGCAGAACAAAGCCAAGGCCGCGCAGATGCAGGCACAGCAACAGATGCAAGACCCAGTCATGCAGTTGCAGATGCAGGAACTCCAACTCAAAGGTCAGGAACTTGAGTTGAAGAAACAAAAGATCATGATGGACGCTGCTGCCAAGGCCGACGCACAGGCTTTGAAAGAGCAAGAAGTCAGCGGCAAACTGGAATTGGAAGCTCTTCGCACAGGTGCGCAAATTAAAGAGAGCGAATTCAAGCAACAGTTTGAACAAGAACGTGCCGGTATCCAAATGGGTTCCGACATCGCAAAGAGTAAAGCCCAAATGGAGTTACAAGCGCGTACTGCTGCGCTCTCAAATAGTAGGAACCAAGGTTCTAGAAAATGATCCAAGACTTCGTACGCGTATTACGTGAAAAAATACGCACTGACATGAACAACTATGCTGATGACTTGGCTGGCGGTTCATGCCGTACTTTTGAAGAGTACCAAAAACTCTGCGGGATTATTCAGGGTCTAGCCCTCGCAGAGCGTTATCTACTTGACCTTGCGCAGAAAGTTGAAG